GGAAATGATTTTGAGCGCGGGGGGAGGACAAGCGGTGACTAAACAGGAACTAGATGAGATTATAGAAATTAAAAAGGAATTGGCATACATAGAAGCAAAAATAGCGAGCTTAGAAAAACGGATTGCAAAGATCAAAGAAAAGTGCCCAGCTTGTGATGTGGTTACTGGTTCAGACGATGAAGCGCCGTTTGTGCTGCACCATATGTTAATCGAGGGAATTGAACAAACCGACACAAGGACAATGCTGAATCTGGAATATACCCTATCTCAGCAAAAGAAAAACCGGGAAAAGTTGGTTGAGAAATATTCTAAAACAATCCCAAAGGTAGACGCATATATTCCTAAAATTCCAATCAGTAAACACAGGCAGGTATTTGAGCGGTATTACTGCGACGGTATGACATATGAAGAAATAGCAGAAGAATTAGAAATTTCGGATAAAACTGTGAGCCGCTGGATGGCAAAAATATTGAAAAATTTAAAAATGTCTGGTAATGTCCTGTAATGTCCGGTAAAAAGTATGATATTATTAAGATGGGAAAAGTGAAAAGACATTTGACACTCCTTTTCAAAGATCACGCGGTACAACCGCCGGGATAATCCCGTAAACATTAAGGACGCGCCCAAATAGGCGCGAGAAAGAAAAAACGCAGGGGAATTAATCCTCTGCGTTCTTACATAATTCGTCCATAGAAACATTTAAAGCAATGGATAATTTTAAAACGGTCGAAACCCTGCCGTCACCACGTTTTTCTAAGTCCTCAATCGTTCTTATCGGGACGCCACTTTTCTTGGATAATTCTGGAACAGAAATTTTTTTTGAAACTCGAATTTCTCTTAATCGCATGATTATTTCTCCTTTTGATTGCTTATCATTGAAAATATAATTGCAAATGCGGTTACTAAAATAGTGAGTGATACAAGCCAGTCAAAACCGTTTTTTATTCCAATGCAAATGTTCATTAAGAGCAAGATAAATAATACTATCGGAAACTTTTTCATTGTTGACTATTCACTGATTGTGAGATAAAATAAAGATAGTAAAGGGGGATTTCTCCCCCAATACTATTAGCTTAGTAAAGTTTTAATTGCTACTGCAATACTGAGTATGACGGCTATCATTTCAAGTATGTGAGCGATTAACTTGCTAAGCTTTTTTATTTTCTTTTTCTTCACATTCAGTTTCCTCCTTTCCTTACCTTATGTATATATTATACCACGTAAAAACGTGGTTGTCAATACTTTTCCAAAACTTTTTTAAAATATTTTTTGCACTCAATCATTCGGTTGGGTGCTTTTATTATGCCATTTCCATTTCTAAAGAAAGGCGGTGCATTCAATGCCTGTTTTAAAAAATACACGATGGGAAACTTTTGCGCAGGCATTGGTTTCCGGTGATTCTCAAAGGGCTGCATATAAAAAGGCATACCCAAAATCTGAAAAGTGGAAAGACGAATCAATAGACAACAAGGCATATAACCTAGCAAAAAGGGTCGAGGTTGCGGCGAGGTACAACGAACTAAAAGAGGAAGCGGCTGCGGGAGCGGTATTAACCAGAAAAGAAAAGCGAGAAATACTTGCAGGCATGGCGAGGGACGAGAAGTTATTGCCGTCTGATCGGCAAAGGGCAATTGATCTTGATAACAAGATGGAAGATGAATATACAAGCAATGTCAATTTGTCCGGAAATATCAATCCGCTTGCAGGGTTAACAACTGAGGAATTAAAGAAGCTGGTAGATGATGATTGATGTACACAGTAAGGAAGTACAACAGCAAATCAAAATGGAACTTTCAAGGCGTGAATTTTGGGAGTATTGCAAACTGACTTCACCTGACTTTTACAACGACAATAGGGCGTTTCTTCACAATATGGCTGATCGTCTGCAATGGTTTGTAGAGGAAGCAAATGAACAAATATTAGTTATTAACCTCCCGCCTAGACATGGGAAAAGCCGGACAGCAACAAAATTTGTTCAATGGCTTTTAGGAAAATACGGCGTTGAAAAAAAAGTCATGACCGGCTCATATAATGAAACACTTTCAGGCACTTTTGCAAAGGCTGTCAGGGATACAATAGCAGCAAAACCAACTCAGGGCATTTTAGTATATAACGACATATTTCCGAAAACACGCATTAAATATGGCGAAGCAGCGGCCTCAAAATGGTCGCTGGAAGGCAGCGAACAAGCTAACTATCTGGCAACAAGTCCCACAGGTACAGCAACCGGATTCGGCTGTAATATCATGATTATTGACGATCTTTTGAAATCAGCGGCAGAGGCTTACAACGAAAACACGTTACAGTCTCAAATTGACTGGTTCAATAATACAATGATGTCACGAACAGAAAAGGGCTTTAAGATTATTGTAATTATGACACGCTGGGCCACAAAAGACTTGGCTGGTTTTATTTTAGATAATTTTGATAATGTTGTTCACATAAATTATAAGGCGGTGCAGGACAACGGTGAAATGCTTTGTCCTGAAATACTTTCAAAAGCAGACTTTGAGCTAAAAACAAAGAACATGAACAAAGACATTATCTTAGCAAACTACCAGCAGGAACCAATTGACATTAAAGGCCGGTTGTATACGTCATTTAAAACATATACAGAGATACCGAAAGACGAAAGCGGGAAACCGCTTTTTTCTTATATCCTCAACTATACGGATACAGCGGATGAGGGTAGCGACTTTCTCTGCTCAATCTGCTATGGCATGTATGACAGCGCTTATTATATCCTTGACGTGCTTTATACCAAAGAGGCAATGGAAAAGACGGAACCGGCAACGGCTGAAATGTTTGGAAAAAATCATGTAGGATACGCATTGATCGAATCTAACAACGGCGGCCGGGGCTTTGCCCGTAATGTTGAAAGAGAGTGTAGGCTAAGAAATAACAATCACACAGTTATTAAATGGTTCCATCAAAGCCAAAACAAAACGGCTAGAATCATATCAAACAGTACTGGTGTTATGAATAACGTATATTTCCCGATAAATTGGAAAGACCGATGGCCGGACTTTGCAACCGACATTTTGAAGTATCAGAAAGAGGGGAAAAATGTTCACGATGACGGGCCGGATGCTTTAACCGGAGTTTATGAGAACCCGAAACCCAAAGGACAAATAAAACTGAACAGAGGAATTACAGGAGGAATCTAAGAACTATGGAAATAAACGTTTTGGGGACTAATTATTTATTAGTGGAATCCAATGAAGAAAAGGACGCTAAATTAAATGGTCGCGACGGATATTGCGACACTAGCGTTAAAAAACTCGTTGTAGAAGAAATGAAAAGGACAACCCCTTTTCAAAAAGAAAAACTACAAGAATACAAAAAACAAGTAATTAGACATGAACTGATTCATGCCTTTATTTATGAATCTGGCTTAGATACTTGCAGTGATTGGGGCAAAAACGAAGAAATGGTTGATTGGATATCAATTCAGTTTCCAAAGATGATAAAGGCTTTTCATGAAGCCGAATGTATTTGACCGGGGAGGAATACAGGAATGTTTATGATCGACAAAGAAACCCCGCTGACATTGCCTTTATTGCAGGAGTTTCTTGATAAGCATAGGAACGAGGTCAAAAACCGATACGAGAAACTAAAGGCGGCCTATGAATCAGATCACGATATTCTGCACATACCCGCAAAACCTAAATATAAACCGGATAACCGTATTGTGGTAAACTTCCCGAAATATATCGTGGATACCATGAACGGTTTTTTTATTGGGAATCCGATTAAGATTGTTTCCGATGATGAATCTGTATCCGACTTTGTGGAATACCTAGACCAGTACAACGATCAGGACGATAACAATGCGGAACTTTCCAAGATCATGAGCATTTACGGCAATGGGTTTGAAATGTATTACACAGATGAAAATTCTGAATTGTGCATGACGTATCTTTCACCGGCTGAGGCATTCATGATCTATGATGATTCGATCGTTGAAAGACCGCTTTATTTTGTGCGCCGTTATACGGACAGGGAAAATCATGAATTTGGAAGTATTTCCGATAAAACCGGGGTGCGTTATTTTAAAATCACAGGCGGTCTTGAATGGCTTGATGAAGATTGGGCGCCACATTACTTTGACGGGGTGCCTGCTACTGAATACTTAGAAAATGCGGAAAGACAGGGCATTTTTGAGCCAGTATTATCAATGGTGAACGCATATAACAAGGCGATTAGTGAAAAGGCGAATGATGTTGATTATTTTGCAGACGCCTATTTGAAAATACTAGGAACATTGGTAGAAAACGAAGATTTAAAGTTTATTCGTGATAATAGGGTAGTGAATTTTCCAGGAGATGACGCACAGAAAATAATTGTTGAATTTATGGATAAGCCAAACAATGACACAGCGCAAGAAAATCTTTTGGAACGTCTGGAACGCCTGATCTTTAATATGTCTATGGTGGCGAATATCTCAGATGAAAACTTTGGCGCTAGTTCCGGGATTGCACTGAAATATAAGCTGCAATCCATGTCAAACCTTGAAAAGACCAAAGAAAGAAAGTTTACTAGCGGCATGAACCGGAGATATAAGCTGTTATTTTC